AGAGGTGTTAACTATGACACCGCAGAGTACAATAAGAAGGTACTCGACGAGGCAGCTAAACGTCAAAGACATGATTTAATGTATAGAGGCGTTAAAGTACAGCGTAAGATGGTAGGAGCTTAACGATGGTTGAAACACTACAGGTCGTGGGGGTCATATCCTTGGGTTGTATTGCCTTTCTCACTATAATATATGGTGAGGTTCAACTGCTAGAACAACAGAGGTAGTAAAATGCTAAGGATCAAGGTAGATTGGGGTCCCCCCGTTCTTCCAGAGTTTGATCCTGTTAAGCACGATCCAGAAAGAACGTTTGCATTCTTGACCTATCGTGGTGTTAACTACGCTAAATGGGTTTATTTAAAAGTCCACTTTAACGCAGTCAAAGACTGGAAGATCACATCTTAATACACAACTAATGCTTATGAGTATAAACTCGTAGGCATTTATTTTTGTTTCAAAAGATAGTAAATGTATAGGTGTAAAAAATAAATAATGGTAGAATTCAAGAGGTAGAGTCATGAATTAAAAACCTCCTTTTTAATATTATGACAGTAGTTTACGGAGGAAAATGCATAATTTAATATCTCGCAGTCAACTAGATGGGTGGCAGTACCATGATAGATCAGACGACACAATGCTCGATGACTATTACGAATGTCTAGTTGAGTGTGACTCACAACAAAATGAATGCAAACGAATATGTAGAGAGATTCTACAATAATTACAGAGGGGTAGACACCCCTCTTTTTTTATGGTATGATATACCTAGTGCCGATATAAATATGGATAGAGGTAAATTAAAAAACATCGTCAAGAGCTTGCAATCTTTATTAGATGTGTTAGAATCTGAAGTATACTCTGACGTTAATGCATACAATGCAGACCAAACTAACTCAACTTATACTCAAGGGAGAGATGACGATGATGGATACCCAGATTAAATATACAGATGATATGATGCGTCTAAGAAGAGATGCTGTATTATCATTAAAAGAATTTGGTTTTGGAAGAAACCTGTATGAATTTTGTGCAGACTGGGTTTTGAATCATGATAGTACACAAGGCATAAAGGAAGCGTTCAAAGAATATGAGACTCAAAGACCAAATCAAATTAATCAAATCCGCACTTAAGAAACACGAACTATATTCTGATGTAGAAATACACTACATGAAGAAGCAGTTGAACCAAGCAAGACACGATCTTAAACTAAAAAAACTACGGAGAAATAAAGGATTTAATAATGAACACAGTACAACTGGTGACAGTGACACCCAAGGCAGAAGAAACCATGGGTTACGTAGCGAGAGTAAGCAACCCCAAGAATCAGGACAATCCTGATGTTGCAGGACTACTTAAATATTGTATCAAACATCAGCACTGGAGTGTATTTGAACAGGCACACATGACCCTAGAGATAGAAACAACTAGAGGTATTGCTGCTCAAGTTCTACGTCATAGATCTTTTACTTTCCAAGAGTTCTCTCAAAGATATGCTAATACAAATTTGCTAGGAGAGATACCCGTACCTGAGTTACGTAGACAAGATACTAAAAACAGACAGAATAGTATAGATGATATACCAGAAAAACAAACTTTCTTTCTACAAAAAGAGATTGAAAGATACTTCGCTGAAGGAATTGATTTATACAATGAACTCATACGTGAGGGTGTTGCGAAGGAGTGTGCGAGATTTGTTCTCCCACTAGCAACACCTACTAAGTTATACATGACAGGTAGTGTACGTTCTTGGGTACACTACATAGACTTACGTTCTGCTCATGGTACTCAGAAAGAACATAAAGATATTGCTAACGATGTAAAGAGAGTTTTCATTGAGCAATTCCCAACTATATCAACTGCATTGGAGTGGATCTAACATGCCAACATACCCTGTAAAAAATTTAAAAACCGAAGAGAAGAAAGAACTTCGCATGACCATGAAAGAATATGATCAGTGGAGGAAAGACAATCCCGATTGGGATAAAGATTGGCAAGCAGGAGTTGCTGCTGCTGGTGAAGTTGGTGAGTGGCGAGACAAGATGGCAACGACACATCCTGGTTGGACAGACATCATGAAGAATAAGATTCTACCCAAAGCAGATTTCGTAAACAATAAAACTATCACTGAGAAATACAGATACTAACATGCCAGTAAAAAAGAAGACAAATAAAGCACCAGGTTCTGGCATGACTGCCAAGCAAATGAAACGCAGGAAACCTATTAGTCAGGAGTACATGCTCCCGATTGAACCACTAACTGATAATCAGAAGGTGATGTTTGATGAGTGGGACAAAGGTAAGATGGTCTATGCCTATGGTGTAGCAGGAACTGGTAAAACTTTTGTCGCTTTATACAAAGCACTTAAAGAAGTACTAGATGATTACTCACCATACGAGAAGATTTATATTGTTAGATCTTTAGTAGCAACTAGAGAGATTGGTTTCCTACCTGGTGATCATGAAGACAAGTCATCATTGTATCAGATACCATACAAGAATATGGTACAGGCAATGTTTGAAATGCCTGATGACAATTCTTATGAAATGTTGTATGATAATCTTAAGGCACAAGAAACTATATCTTTCTGGTCTACAAGTTTCATTCGTGGAACTACATTAGATAATTCTATTGTTATTATTGATGAGTGTCAGAACTTAAACTTCCATGAGTTAGATAGTATTATCACTCGTGTAGGACAAGACAGTAAGATTATATTCTGTGGTGATGCTGCACAAACAGATTTAATAAAGAACAATGAACGCACAGGCATCTTAGACTTTCAAAAAATTATTATGAACATGGAAGAGTTTGCGATGATTGAATTTGGTATTGAAGATATTGTTAGGTCTGGTCTTGTTAAGTCTTACCTTATCAGTAAACTTAATTTAGGATTATGAAAACATTTAATCACATTGGACTTGATCCTATTGAAATGTGTGCTACAATGGTGGAAGGCAAACGTGTTTACTCTACACCAGAAGGAGATAGGTTTCCATCTGTCACCACTGTGATTAGTAACAATGCTAAGAAGATGGCTGGCATTGCTCGTTGGCGAGAGAGAGTTGGTAAAGAGAAAGCAGACAATATTACTGCAAGATCTACCAGTCGAGGTACAAAGTATCATTCTATCGTAGAAGATTATTTGAATAATGAGTTGGACTTAAAAAAGTATGGTAAGTATCCACTTCCAGTCTTAATGTTCCATCACAGCACCCAAGTTCTAGATAGGATAAATAATATATACCTCCAAGAAGCAGCCCTGTATAGTAAACATCTTGAGTTAGCAGGGCGAGTTGATTGCATCGCAGAGTTTGATGGTGTGCTGTCGATAATTGATTTTAAAACTTCAGCAGTACCAAAACGAGAACAATACTTGCAAGATTATTTCGTGCAAGAAGTAGCGTACGCATGTATGCTACAAGAATTATACGATCTATCAGTGAAACAGATCGTTACTATCGTTGCTTGTGAGAATGGAGAAACTCAAGTGAAGGTGCTCCCACCTAAGAAAGAATTTTTCATCCAGTTGATGGGTTACATCGACGAATACCAAGAACGATATGGACAAAAAACAATTATTAGAGGATAAATTTATGACCGCTGCGAGATTCTCGCAGGAAGTGGAGAAGATTGCTATACACAATCCAGAAATGAATTATATTGATTCGGTTATCCACTACTGTGAACTCAATGAAATTGAATTAGATGGTGTAAATAAATTAATAAGCAAACCTTTGAAGGAGAAACTCCGTCACGAGGCACAGCAATTAAACTTCATGAAGAAAACAAGTAGAGCAAAATTAATGTTAGTATGAGTTTTTTTAAATCCGATATCGTCCGAGGAGACATTCAAGAGATGATGGAACTTCAACAGTTCTGTTTCAGATCTGCAATGAATTTTATATTGTTAGATCATGATAGGAAACTAGAATATTTTGAAGCACTGACAACTCTGATTGAAAAGCAGAAAATATTTTATGCACGTGCTAAACTAAGTGATGATCCCGAAGCAAAGTCTGTGGTTGATACCATGAAGCAGGGCATCATAATGTTAGGTGCAAAACCTGATGATAGTATAGAAGTAATGTTCGATGAACTTCTAGAAAAAGTTGAGTCAATGAAAAGACAAACAGAGGCACAGGGTTGACGCCCTTACCTGTGCCTGTTATAATGTTCAAGTGATAGGGCATCACATAAACCAAATCTAAAATAATCCGAGGTAATCTATGTCATTCGCAGATCTAAAGCGTAAATCCCAGAACAATTTCTCTTTCTTACAGAAAGAATTAGAGAAGTCCTCCAGCGGTAAGAACGTTGATGAAAGGTTCTGGAAGCCTGAGGTTGACGCTTCTGGTAATGGGTACGCAGTTATCCGTTTCCTTCCTGCTCCTGAGGGAGAAACAATTCCATGGGCAAAAGTATATTCACATGCTTTCCAAGGTCCTGGTGGTTGGTACATCGAGAACTCTCTTACCACATTAGGTGAGAAAGATCCAGTTGGTGAGATCAATCGTAGACTATGGAACAGTGGTGAAGATTCAGACAAAGAGACTGCTCGTAAACAGAAGAGAAAACTCTCCTACTACAGCAACATCTATGTCGTGAAAGATCCTAAGCACCCTGAGAACGAAGGTAAAACTTTCTTGTACAAGTATGGTAAGAAAATCCATGACAAGATCCTTGCAGCAATGCAACCTGAGTTCCAAGATGAGACACCAGTAAATGTGTTTGATCTATGGGAAGGTGCTAACTTTAAGTTAAAGATTAAAAAAGTTGCAGGATACTGGAACTATGACAGCAGTGAGTTTGATAGTGTTAGTGCTCTTAGTGCAGATGATTCTGAACTGGAAGCAATCTACAAACAAGAACATTCCGTAGAGTCATTTACTTCTAAGGAACAGTTCAAGTCTTATGAAGATCTTGAGCGTCGTCTTAATCTTGTTCTTGCAATAGGTCAAAGACCTGTAGCACCTACAGTAGATGACGAAGAGTATGAAGTTGTTGCACCACCAACACCAGTTGCTGCAGCACCAACACCTGTAAAGGAAGAAGCAATCGTTGAAGATGACGATGCTCTCTCATACTTCGCACGTCTTGCTGAAGAGTAAATCCAAATTCAAAAACTGAATTCTATAAAACCCAGAAAATTTTTCTGGGTATTTTTTTGTCTATAAAGTCTTCACCCATTTCAATACCCACATACGTAGGTAAATGAAAGTGAATGCAGTTCCCCAAAACGTGAGGAAA